AGGTGTGTCTTTAGGGTAGTTGCCTGTGGCGTAATCTTCGGGAGTTACTACTAGAGGAGTCATGTTAATCCTCAGTTACAGTAACGCCAGTAGTTGCTGCGAAGAACGGTGTAATCTGGTTTGCTACAGCTAGTGAGCTAGATAGTGCGCCAGAGTATAGAATCTTGCTAGTACCACTTGAAGCGGTTGTTATTGAAGCGTGGGTAATTGTGTTACCTGAAGCACCACATTGAGGGAATGTTATCTGTGCTGCGTTAGTTACAGAGCTTCCTGATACAGTCCATCCTGCGCCACTTCGAGCTACTGCTACACGAGCGTAATCAGTGTAAGTTGCTTCGTTAGTTGCTGCTGTGCCTGCTTCGCCTGGGTCGGCTGTGTGTAGTGCTACATATAGAGAACCTGCTGTTGCTGAGTTCTGTAGACCACCCGCATCACCGATGTCGGCTATGTCTGTGTTGTTAAAGATGAGAGCTAATAGGTCGTTCTCAAATGTATTTGATTTACTCATTTCTTACCTTTCACGGTTACTTCACCGCCTTTAATAGTTATTGTTGCTTGTTGGACTTCCTCAATAGATAGACCATACTCACGAGCCAATTTCTCGTAGCCCAATATGAGCCAGCTATCGAGCTTATTTGACACTGGAGTTTTAACTTCTTCTTTGACTTCTTTTGCCATAAGACTCCTTTAATAGGTGTAGCCCGTACGGCCACTCCATTGTTTTGTAAATGTTGTTATGTCGTCCGCAAACGTCATTGTTCCTGCCGACTTGTTGTATCGCTTGATTTGCCAAGCTGCGTCAGTGGCATCAGAGCCAGCTACCGCTTTACCCAAGTAGACAAGATTAGTGTCGGTTGTGGTGTCGTTAAATGATTGATAGTAAGTGCTTCCAGCCAAAGAACCGATAGAACTACCGTCAGGGTTAGTAACCTTGATAGTGTTTGGGGTTTGAGGTTTAGTCCTAACACCCGTATCTATAGATGAGAGCTGGTCGAGGACATTACTCATTATCTCTGTTAGGGCGCTGTCATCATTCTCTGGTATCTTAATGAGCTTGATGGCGTCCTTGAATGAGCCTGAGAGTTTATCCACAGCCTTTTCCACACCCTTGAGGTCAACGCTTGGAGGGCTAACGTTGACCGCAGGAGCGTCGACTTTTATTTGTGGTTTAACGTCTATACCTTTAATTGAGGCGCTGAGAGCCTTTTCTAGCTTAGATACGGCATCAACTACTGGTTTAGCGTAATCGGGGGTTTCTGGGGCTTCCTTGTCCCTTAATCCGCCCAAAGTTTCCCTAATGTCTATAAGAAGTGTTCCTATTTTGTCTACGTTACCGCTGTCGTCTACTATGTTGATAATTTCTTGAGTCATCTTTGCGATGTCTTCAAGTGTCTGTAGCTGAGTTTCGGCTTGTTGGTATTGCTCTAACTTATCCCTCTGTTCTGGGGTAAGTGTCGCTTTGTTTATTTTTGGTTGATTGTCCATTTAAGCCCATCTTAGAGATTGTCTAAATTCGTCCGTGTTAAAAAGTATTTCTTTTCCGTCTACTACAAGTACGAAGCTATCTTCTGGGATGTTCTTCTTTAGTTCACCAGCCTTTAGATAACGCTCTTGTATCTTGGGGTCGACGTGCCAAGCAAAAACCGTGCCGTTAGACAAACGCTCATAGCCCTTGTCTCTTTCGTGCATCTTAGCAAAACCCGTTGCACGGATTTCTTTACGCTTACTAGCCTCTTGTTCGGCTTTTAGTGCGTCTAATGAGGATATTTTGCTGTTTCTTGCCATAAATTGTAGTACCTGAATTTATCTTAACAAAAAAGCACCCATCATTACAATAGGTGCTTAATTGTGAGTAGTTCTACGCAGGTACGTTGATATCTACTTTGGGTTGGTCGTTGCCGTCAACTGTTGGGTTGACAACACGAGGGTCGTTTACGTCGACTTTTAAGTTCTCAACAACGTGTTGTACTTCTACAACTTCGCTGACAACTACTTCGTCAACTTCTACTTCCTTCTTTTTCTTACCTAGAGCCATATTATTTCCTTACTCCCAGATTACTGAGACTTTACTTGCGCCACCTGTTACTACAGTTAAGCCTGTCTGAAAACGACAGCCTATTTCGTAACTACCCTCAACTACAGATGCTTTGAATACTGCCAAGATTGTGCCAGCAGCAGATGTGTTGTCGTAGATAGTTATTGTGCCAGCCGCTGTTTCGCTGATGACGATACGAGCGAGGCTACCACGACCAGTTTTAACTGTCGTAGTGGTTGCTGTACTAATATATGTTGAATTTAGGGGATTCATTTAATCCTCCTACAACGTCGTGTTCTTATCGCCAGATAGTCCTGGAGCGCCAGCAGTTGTAGAGCTTGCTGAAACAACACTTCCGTTTACGCCCGCACTAGCTGTTGCGCCAGTGAATGCCCAGTTGGTCATAGTTTCAGTAGTGGTGAATGCACCGTTGGCGTTGCTGTTAGTAGAAGCAATCACTAATGTAGTTGCGTCTTTTGCGCCAGCAGTTACGTCTGGGTGTCGCTTGGTTAGCTGAGAATAGTCAGTACCTCGTACTGCTACAGATTCAGTTCCGTTGATAGCGTCCTTGATGTTATCGAGAGTGTTAGTCGCTGCTGCGCCAATCTTAATCTCGTTAGCTACAGTGTTATCTACCGCTGCACGGAAAGTATAGGTTACTCCGTTAACTACGATAGTTTCATCTGCTACTGCTACACCAGATGATGTAAGAGTAGTGGTTGCTGCTGTACCAGAGATAGTTGTTTGTCGCTTCTCTAGGTAAAGAACCTTTTGTTCTAGCTTTGAGTCGTTAGGAATGGTGCTTGCGTCGAAGCCTACAGCCTGTGCTCGTATGTTTAGTTCGTTTCGTGATGCCATAATTTCTAATTGTCTTTCTTTTATTACACGGTACTCGGACTAAATTGCTTTTCCCTGTGGGGCAGTTTTAACTGATGCCCAGCAGTTAACTCAGTAGTTAGACTACGGAGCAGTTGTGCGAGTTAGCTCAATTACTGAAGCTGCTCGTTCAACACCCACACCGTAAACAGTGTGAAGTACGGCTTTTGTGCCGATTTGGTCAACGCTATATTCCATTTCAAACTTTGGAGCTTGCTGTTTAGCAAGGTTGATAGCTTTCTTGTGGAAGAATAGGTTGCGTCCTGTAGTGTTGGTAGGAACGTTACCGCTGTGGTAAAGGTCTATACCGTATACAGAGCCTGTTAGGTCTAGTGAGCCGTCTACAGCCTTGCCAGTTTTACCTGTTTGGTCGTAAGCGACGTACTTGTTAACGCCTAATAGGTCAGCCTTAGTGTTGTGACCGATAACACCATAACGCTGTGAAGCTGGGGTGTTAGCTGAGTCTAGGGCTGTTACTACTGCCAAGATGTCAGCGTCGTCAATAGCTGCACCGCCAGATACAGTTGTACCTGCAGATGCGTATAGAGCCATTAAGTCAGTGTCAATCTGTCGAGCTAGGCTTTCAGCCATGCGTGTTTGGAACGCACTTTTTAGGTCGTAGCTAGATTGGATTTTAGCGATGTCTTCGATTAGAGCAGCGCTGTAGTAGTGCTTGTCGATTGCAAGCGTGATAGGAGCACCGTTAGGTACATCGTAAGTTACTGCTGTTGAAGCAGACTTAGCACGAGCGTCAACTTGAATTGCGAATGGGATGTTTACTGTATCACCGCCGTCAGATACTAGACCGCTTCGGTCTTGTACTAGATTAGCGATAGCAAGCATCTTATCGAATGGTTGCTGAATGTCTCGTGTCCACTTTTCCTCGATATATTGTGCGGTCTGCGCAATAGCTCGGGTAGTGTTCGAGTTGGTTGTTGGGGTTGCCATTTGAGACAATCCTTTCTATTGTTAGTTTTTAAGGGCTGTGAGGTCTATTTGGTGCCAAAGCCACTTTGGGCTAGTTTGGCTTCAAGTTCCTCATCAGTCATCTGATGGGCTGGTTTGTTTAAGTTCATGCGCTTTGCGGAGCTACCGTCTGGGCGTAAGCCTGTAGTAGCAGCTTGCTTGGCGATGTTCTTGGTTGTGTCGGCTGTCATAGCTTTTGCTAGACGAGTAGATAATTCTACCCTTGCTTCTACGAAATCAGAGTAACGTATATCAGGTCTTTCGACTAAACCAGTCTGCTCATTGTAACCAACTAATGATTTGTATTCCTCGTTTACGGCATCTGCCATAGCGGGGTCAAAGTTAGCGGTGTCTTTAGGGTTAAGCCATGGATACTTCGCTTCTGTTTGGGGTGCATCAAAGTTTAATGTGGTGCGCCATTCACTTGTGCGAATCTCCGCTCTTGTCGAGTCGGCTCCAGCCCTATATTGAGCTTCGGCATAAGCCTGTCGGTCAGCTTCCAGTTGTTTAATAACTTCTGGGTCTGCGTCTAGGGCTTCTTGATAGTTAATTGCCTCTTGTTGGGAAGGTGCGACCTGTGGTTGTTCAGGTGGTGGTCCATACTTCTTTAACAACTGCTGAATGCGTAATTGCTCACGTCTCGATGGTGGCTTTTCTTCAGGTTCTTCGTTTGTGACTTCTTCCTGCGCCTTATCTTCTTCAGGTTGCTCTTCAGCTGGTGCCTCTGACTCCTCGGGAGTCTCTTGCGTGTCCTGTTCTACTGCTGTTGATTCCTCTTCTTTAGGAGCTTCTTCAGCAGGTTCTGGACTGGCTGGCTCCTCTCCTGCTATCCGAGCATCTAGCTCTTCGTCAGTTAATTTGCTAACGTCTTCGTCCATTTTGTATCCTTCTTCCCTCGATTGTAAGGCGGGAGACCCTTTTTATTTACAGCCCTCGTATACGGCGGGCGACCCGTTGAGTTTATAATACTACTTTCTTTAATATCGGTAAACCATTATCATCTACGCCATAACATATATAGTCGGGCGGAATAGTCTGTCTAAGTTCGCCCATATCGGTCATTCCTATAAGTTCGTTACCCTCTAATCGCCACTCACTAGGCTTGAGCGGTTTAAGGTTCTTGCGGATTTCCTCGTCTGTTCCGTGGGCGTCAGCAGTAGGTAGTGCTACGTCTAACTTTCTCATTTGGTCTGTTTGCGGGTGATAGTATTTAGGCATCTTCGTTTTCTTTAACTGCTTCAGAGGCTATTTGGTACATGTTCATTAGAGCTTTTAGTTCACCTATAACTCGGTTAGCTACAGCCCAGTCCTCTGCGGTGGGGCGGACGTCTAGTGCTACTTCCGAGCCGTTAGGTAGATACTGCTGGTAGAACTTGATTCTATCCTCACAGTGCTCTTTTATTCTCTTAAACTCTTTAGTCTTAGAATACTTAGCCATTTTCTTTTCTTCGACTAAGACTTCTTTCTCTAGGCTCATGTGGGGCAATTCTACCCCAGTTATATCACCTATCAAGTTGTTCTGTGGCTCCATCTTCTGTTCCTCCTTGTGGCGTTTGTGGTGCGCCTAATTTATCCATCTCATTAGCAATTTCTGCTATGTCTGGGTCATTGTAACTGCCTGTTGGGTTGGCTGTTGCTCTTTGGGGCTCTTGGGGATTGCCTGACATACCAACAATATGTTCGGCTGCTTGAGCTACTTCTGGGTCGTGAAACATTCCAGCGCTGTTCATTATAGCTTCAGGTTGGCGAGGAGTGGGTTTGTAACCTAGTGTCTGGATTAGCTGTTCTTGTAGCCCTGGGTTGTCGTCGCTACCGAGGTAGAGTTTAATCAGGTCGCTAGGGTCTATAGGGTTACCAGCAGGGGTTTCAACTTGGGTCTGGGTGAGTTTCTGGTTCTGCATTTCAAGCTCTTGCATTTTCTGTTGCATTTGAGCTTCTTGTGGGTCTGGTCCTTCTTTAGAGGTTACGAACTCATCGGCGTTAGGTATGTCGCTAAGTGTTCCGAAAGATGCACCAATCTTTTCTGGGTGGATTTCTACTCGTGGGTCGTCCTTAAAGATGTTCTGGAACTTGCCCATATTATCCACAAAGCGTTCTAGGTTCTGGAGTTGCTTCTCTTTGTTTATCTGCATAGTCGAGTTAGTTGTGATGTTAAAGCGATACTCAACACCTTTTAGGGCTTTAGGGTCAATTCTTAAGTCGCCAGCTGTGAGGGTTTGGTCTGGGCTAAATTTGCCTGAAAATAGTCCTACAACATCTTCAAGTCCTGCTTTTCGGATAGCTTCGATGTCTTCGCCGAATAGTGAAACTGGGATATCTTCTGTTCCTATATTAGCTACGAGGCTAAAGAATCCGTCTGTAAGTTGCTCGATAGCTGTTTCTAGGTGGCGACGTTCTGCACCATCTCGGGTTGCTTCCTTAGATGAGTACATCTCAACCGCTGCTGGGGTCTTACCCTGACTCGGGTTAAGTGATTCAGCACCAGGGATTGAGGCGTTCTGTGTTCCGTAAAGGCTAAGTAGTGAGCCTGTTAGGTTGGATTGTGCGCCTTGGTAAGTTGAAAGTCCTGCGGTGTTGGTAGGCATTGGGCGGATAGAGTTAGGAATTGTCTCCATTAGGACTGGGTTAGCTCGAGTTACGTCAAGTGTGTGCTTAACTACGCCGTTAGCGTTGACGATGATGCCAGGTGCTAGGTTTCTCTTTAAGTTGGCGAAGTAGAAGTTAGTTAGACCATCTCGTGCGAACTGTAGTGGTTTGGCACGTTGGAAGTCGCCAAGTCCGTAGAATGAGTCAAATAGGGGTTGTGAGTATTTAACCACGAAAGGTATGCGTCCGTTCTTGTGAGGGTTGTCTAGTTCTCTAACTTTAATAAAGCCGTGGTCTGGGGCGAAAGTACACCATTTACCATCTTCACCAGCTTCGTAGCGAGTAGCTAGGCAGATACCTTTTTTACTTCCGCTAGGGTTGCGGTCTCGCTCAACTAGAGTGTCTTGGTCGCTATCGTTACCAGCGTTCTTATTTCCTGCAGTTTCGAGTAGTTCTGCTAGAGCGTCTCTGTTCCAGCCATCATCTACACCCTCTTCAGGTTCATTTTCAATAATCTCTTCAAGCTTCTTTTTGCTCACCCAAGTTAGGGCTGTAACGTAATCCATATCTTCTATAGACACTTTGCCTTGCTGGGGCACGAGGTTGCGAGGATTCCACAACCAACAGTCTGGTCCAACATATCCAGTGTTAGAAGTTGTCCAGTCGTAGAACATTGGCATATAACCGTAGACAGATGAGTAGAGTTGCCATAGGTTTAACTTCTCTTGGAATGGGCGTTGGGCGTTTGCGTTAGGGTAAATCCACTTCTGGCGGAGAATATCCATAAATCGTGCCTTACCTACATCTGCTTTACCTACGCTCTGGGTTTCGCCGTCTGGGGTCTTAGCGATAACTCGGTCTGCACGTTCTTTAGCTAGGGTCATAGCGTAACTGTCTGTAATCTTGGAGCTGTCTACTGAGCCACTGACTGAATCGTATACTTTGCCGAGGAGCATAGCCTCGTAAGCATCAAAGTCGTTAATGTAGTTCTTGTGAATCTCCCAGTCAGAATTGTAGTCGGACCTAAATTCGTACTCGTAATTGCTCTTTTTGTCTGATTTGTCGTATTTTTGTGCCATATTGAGTGGTTTTCCTATGTTATAAGCCTTATTTTAGCACTTTTGTTACAAAATGCCGTACATGTTCGTTTGTTTCTCGATTTCAAACTTCAACGGCTTTTCGTCTTTAACTAATCCAAACTTGAGTTGTAGGAACAGGTAACGTAGTGCGTCTGGTCCGTGGTCATCCTCTTTGACAGGTACATCGCTAGGGTTACGCTCTGGTTTATCTTCTGGGAAGCGGTAGGCTTCAATCTCTCTAATCAGGTTTTTACAGACGCTGCTGAAGTAAAGCGTAGGTTTGGGCGGTCCTGTGAGCTGAATGCGTGGCTTTAGCTTTTCGGTGACTAAACCGATGCCCACTTGGTAACCCTTGGTGTCGTTCGCCTTATTTACGCCCATCATCGGGTATTCTTTGCCCATTATCTCTATTGCGTCCCTGTTTGCAGAGTCACCTATGATTAAAGATATGCGCTTGTCGGCTAATTTGTCTCTAATTCTGGGCATAACGTCTGTTAAAGTCTCCTCTCGCCCGTACACTTCGTCGATAACGTACCAGTTCTGGTCTTTATCTACTCCTAATAGTAGGAATGCGGTGGTGTGCCAACCAAAGTCGATAGCCCCGTAATAAGTGAGGTCGTCGGGTATGTCGTGTGGCTTAACGATATGGACATCTCGGTTGAATGAGGGGTAGACTGCACCCTGAACAGCACGAAACTCTAGCTCTACTTCCTGTAGAAAGGTGGAAAGTGTGCCTTTTTTGGTGGCTTCAGCCTTTTCCTCTTCAATAAACTCTTTTTTAACGTAGGGTGAGTCCCTCCAAGTGGCTTGTTGGTAGAACCAGCGGTCATCTTCCTTGGCGTACTCGACTAAATCGTAAAAGTGGTTATAGCCTCTCGGTGTACCCATAAATATAGCCCAACCGTTAGTTGTGGTGAAGAAGTGCTTATAGACAGCGTCCCAGTGGTCGGGGTTTTGGGTGGCATATTCGTCAAATATCATCCCATCGCCCTTAAAACCACGATGAGTATCGGCTTGGTCAGAACCTAAGAGCTGGATTGTGCTTCTAGGCTTGGTTTTGTCGTGATTAACCATGATTGTCTCGCCGTTAGGGAGTTTAATCGGGGTGTTCTCGATGTAATTCAGCTCAATTAACAGGTCTTGCTCGTTCTTTTTGTGGATTAACTCTTTGGGAATGAGCGGAACGTACTGCCTCCAAACAACCTCGTGTGCCTGTTTGTAGGTTTGGAAGACGATAAAGTATCTTCCTTGCTTTAAGACAGCACTAATCCAAGCGTGTTGGGTGGAAAAGAACGTCTTACCCGACTGACGCCCCCACATAAGGACGCCACGTTTGTAATCACCAGACATAAACGCCTGGTGGGCTTCTGCCTGCTTACGGTGAGCCGAATAGCCCATTTACAACTTCTTAGTAATCTCGTTGAACGGGATTGATTGCTTGTCTACACCGCTAGCTTCGTAGACTTCTACTATTCGGTTGCCTATGACTTCTTGGCGTTGGTTCTTTTTAGTTTGGGCTTTTTGAGGGTAGAAAGGCTGTAGTTGGAATAACCAATCACGCATTCTTAGGTAGCGCATTTCGTCTAGGAATTGCTTTTCGTTCAATTCGTCTACTTCCAGTCCGTGTTCCCTAGCTACTGAAATAGCTGCTTGAGGGTCTTCGTGGAATATCATTTGGTAGAGCATGTATCGCTTGTTAGTTGGTTCGTAAGTTTCCTCGTCCATCACTATCTTAATCAGTTGGAGGGTGAAGCGAGGCTCTTTGGTGTTGATTCCGTCTTGAGTCTGGTAGCTAGTAGTTTCTACTTTGTACTCTAGTTCGTAATTTAGAGGGAATGCGAATCTCTGTAATTTGGGCTCGGCGGATAGTCGCTCGGTTGGGTTGGGGTAGTTAGCTGGGTCTACAACGTACTTCTCTACTGTACCTACTAAGCGTCCATTATTTGTGGCTAATGTGCTTTGTGGTTGGGTAAAGTTCCTGTTCTGGGCTTTTAGTTCCTGAACTTGTCTAATTAACTCGGCTATATCCCCGTCGCTATATGAAGTCGTTGGCTCGGGAACCTTGTCTTCTTTAGGTAGTTCGGGGGCGGTCTTCTTAGATTCTGTTGAAGCCTTAGCTTCTCTTGCTAGGCGCATTTTCTCGCCCCAAGCTCCCTTCAATTCCTCAGTCATTTTCTTTTGTGGCATTTGTTTCTCCTAATTTCATTATTTCTTTTGCGGTGTGCTGGATAATCTGGTCAGCTGCCGCCATTTTAGTTGCTACGTTCCGTGTAAAGCCCTCATCCTTCCACGGCAAAGCCGCTACATGGATATAGAGGTCTGTGAGGAGTGATGTTACGTCCTTCTCTTTGATAGTGTTGTCCTCGTTTAGAGTTGAGGTTTGTTTTTAAGAATCTGTGATTCTAAGTGGGAATGTTTGTTAAGGGAATAATACAGTTAATGGTTGTAAGTAGTCAAGTTCTGTTGGCTAGGACTCGTTTGTAGCTCTCTTCGGCTTTGATTAACCAGTCGTCAAACTCTGCTTTCTTTTGCTTGGTTTGTTTGTCTGGGGGCGTGATAGGGGTTCTAGCGTGATACTGAGCTCTGCGACACTCTCTACAAATCATCAATCTCTTGTTCTTCTTACTGAGATGTTCTGCTCCCCCACATTTATAACACATACTTATACCCCAACGATTTCATCTTAACTCCGCTACGAGAGTCTAATCGTTCTAGGTGTTCTCCGACTCCGTGATTGCCGTATTTCTTCTGCCAGACAGACTCGGGCATTCTGTGAAACGTCTTACCTTCTACTAGCTTCTCGCCCACCGCAAAGGGTGTAATAGCGTGTAAACGCTCAAACTGGTCTCTAATAGAGTCGGCTAGTGAGTAGTCCTTCTCGTTCTGGGCGTCTACCCACTCCTGATAAAGCACGTCGTATTTCATGCGTACTGACAACCTTTCCGTCCACAGTCCCATCGTTTAGTGTCGTGCCCAGTACAGACGGCGTTTATCTTGTCTTTTAGCTCTTCTAGAGATACTCTTGCACTCTTGGGTAACTTAGTAACGGGCATCGGTTTAATAACGTGTGGTTTTTTTGTGTTCTCCTTCACGCCACTTAATGCTTGGTGTAAGAACTCTGACTTATTCTCCAGCGCCCGCCATTTGGCGAGGTCTTCCTCGTTCCGTAAATATGCTGTTATTTGAATCACTATCAATCCTCTATTTAATGTATACATTGTACCTTATACATTATACATTGTACAGTGGTTATTTTATTTATAGGGGTGGTTTATTTTCTTTACAGGGGTAATAGACACATGGCTAGATACTTCTTTACTTCGTTATATATATACAAGTACAGAGAGACTCGCAAGAACAGAGGTCATGGGGGGTACATAGGAGAAGAAGAGGACATATTTTTATATTCTTATTTCTGTTGTTTAACAGAGGTGGGCTGGCTAAGGTAAGGACTAATGTGTTCGTACTATGTTCGTATTAACAGAGGTGGTGTCGTACATTGTGTATTGTGCGACGTGTTTTATCAGGAGTGGGTAGACGCCCAGAACGTAGCAACTAAAATGGCGGCAGCTGACCAGATTATCCAGCACACCGCAAAAGAAATAATGAAATTAGGAGAAACAAATAACAGCATA